TAAGCCAGCCGAGGGCGCTGCGATGACCGCAGCGGAGGGAGTGGCGTTGAGGACTGCGCTTGCCAGCGAGAAGAAGGCGCGGGAGGCTGCCGAGAAGCGCCTGACCGGCCTTGAGCAAGAGCGCCAGACGCAGCGATTCCGCGATGTCATTCTTGGGCGCGACGAAGACTCGGTAAGGCAAGCGCAGGAGTCCAGCGTGGCGCTGCATCCGATGGTCGGCGATCATGCGGCGAAGCTCCAAATCATGCGAGCGCTCGCCGAGACGAAGGGCGAGGACTCGGCTGAGTTCAAGGCGTACATCGCAAGCGAGCGAGAGCATGCCAGCCAGATTCACCAGTCGGGGCTCTTTGGCGAACGGGGCGTCGATTCAACGGGAGAACCTGCTGGTGGCAGCGTAGTCAAGGAGATGAAGTCGCGCATCGAAGCGCTCCTTGCTACCGGCATGAAGGAAGATGAGGCTATCGCAAAGATCGCCACTGAGGACAAGAGCCTGTACGACCGCTACGACAAGGAGATCTCGGGCCGTCGCGGCGGGTACGTTGGCACGGGCTCATAGAGATCAAGAAGGGAGGAACGCATAGATGGCGCTGAACAGGCTGATCAAGTCAGTCACACTGCCCGCGAGCGGAGACCTGTCAAGCAACCAGCATCGCATCATGATCGAGAATGACGACGGAAGGCTGGTCGCAGGCGTGAACGCCGCTACACCGTTCGTAGGTGTCCTGCTCAACAAGCCCGCAGCGGTTGACCGAGAGGGAGAACTCGCCATCTCGGGGAGCATCGTCAAGCTCGAAGCGGGCGCTGCGGTCGCCGAGCGTGATGCGATCACGGCGGTCGCTGGAGGTCGGGGCTCTCCGACGACCACGGCAGGCGACTACGTTGTAGGGCGTGCTCTAACACCAGCGGCGGCCTCCGGTGTGCTCTTCGAGGTGATGGTCAACCCTGACCGCTTCTCGGGCACATCGGTGTAACGTAGAGAAGAAGGGAGGTAACGAAATATGCCACAGCCAGATGTGGGCGATGTGCATGTTAATGCGCTGCTGACGAATGTTAGCATCGCGCACCTGAACAAAGAGGAGTTCTTCATTGCGGACAAGTGCTTTCCGCTTGTAGGAGTGGATAAGCAGTCGGATGTGTACGCGGTGTACACGAGAGGCGACTTCTTCCAGGGCGCTGAAGACGCGCAGGCGATGCGCCATTTGCTCCGTGCTCCGGGTACGCGAGCGGCGGTCGCTGGGTATCGCATCGACAACAGCAACTCGTATCGATGTGACAACTTCGCCATCGGCGTCGAGGTCCCGGATGAGCTTCGCGGCAACGCGGACGCTCCGTTCAACCTCGACCGCGAAGCGACGATCCTGGCGACGCAGATTCAGCTCATCCGCCGTGAGCGAGCATTCGCTGCGGACTTCATGGCGGGGAGCGTGTGGGGGACGACCAAGACGGGGACGACAGACTTTGTGAAGTGGTCGGACTACGGTGGCTCAGACCCGTTTACTGATCTGGAAGATGGGCTGGACGCTGTGGAAGCCGCGACAGGCCAGCGTCCGAACAAGCTCATCATGGGCGCTCTTCCGTGGAGGCGCTTCAAGCATCACCCAGACCTCGTTGACAGGATCAAGGGCGGCGCAACGACCGGCCAGCCCGCTCTTGTGCAGCGCCAGCTTCTCGCCTCGATCCTTGAGATCGAAGAGGTGTTGGTCGGCAGAGCGATCTACAGGTCGAGCGCGGAAGGTGCGTCTTTGACATTGGCGCGAGTCATCGACGACGATGCATTGCTGCTCTTCGCCACTCCCACGCCTGGTCTGATGACGCCGACGGCGGGCATCTCGTTCTACTGGAGGCCGCTTACAGGCGGAGGCGTCCAGTTCATGAGGAAGTATCGCATGGAGCCTGAGAAGAAGGACGTGATCGAGGCGTTCAGCTACATTGACCAGAAGGCCACAGAGACAGAAAGCGGATACTTTTTCGCTGATTGTGTGGACTAGCTAGAGTAAACAGAAAGGAGGACGATCCAATGACAGAAGATCGCAAGAGACGCAAGCGCCGCGAGGCATCTTCTATTGACGAGCCATCGCCAGCTCCAGGTGCGCCGCCTAAGAGCCGTGTCGAAAGTCGTGTAGGGCTGTGGGTTGTCAACTCAGGCCGGATGAAGCAGTATGGAGACTACGTAATCGAACGTGTTGGGCAAGTCGTCCGGAGGCAATATCTCAGGAACGACGAGTTGCTCCTCAAGCACGGCTATGTGGTTCCGTTACAGGAGCACATGGAAGCTCGCCGGTGTGAATCATGTGGGCTGACGTTCACTGGGAGCGTCATGTCGGGGCCGTACAAGGCGCATCTGGAATACGCGAGGCACGACATGGCGAAGGTCGATCTCGACACAGGACTCCAAGCGCCAGACGGGCGCAAGCCTCGTGTTGGCGACCCCGGTGCCGATCCAGATGTCGAAGACCGAAGTGACTGGGATCTCGAACCGGAAGGCGCTCCCGCTGAACGTAAGCTCGAAGAAGAATCGCCTCGCGGTGTGCGTCTCTCTCTCGGAAACCGCTAGGAGGTAACGTATGGGCATCGAGAAGATCAGACGCAGACTACATATCGGAGGCAGCGTGACCATTGGCGCGAACGCCGACAGTGGGCTGAGGCGCCTTGCTGCCGGAGTCATCGGGCCACTGTCGGGGGATACGCTCGCTGTAGATAGTAGCACGGCAGTCATCGGCACTGCGGCTCTGTTCGGCGTCGCAGGCGCTATTGTTCTGAGGCAGCGCGGCGCGGGGACTCCGTGCGTCGCTTTTCGGCATAGCGATGGCACCGTCTATCAGCTCTACTTCGCCGCCGCGGGAGGCGCGGTTACGGGAACACCCGTTACGTAGCAGGGAGGATTCGTATGGCAGGGCCACGACTTCAAGAGTTCAGAATCAGTCTCGATGATGCCGATCTTCGCCGATGCGAAGAGGCGGGCATCGCTCCAGGCGAGCTTGTCACATCCACCGTGCGAGCGGCGATTGCGGCGCTTGCGCCGCCCATCGCTCCTGTTGCTGCTGAGGAGTCCGCAGGCTCCGAGTCGGACGACGCTGTAGCCGGTGGAGTCGAAGAGGAGTCCGCAGGTGGGGAATCTTAGACGAACGCACGTTAAGCCACTCGCGCCTACCGCGCTCTCGACAACGATAGCCGCCGTCTGGGATCCGCCTGCGGGGCGCCGTGTCCGGCTCATGGGGATTGGCAATATCAGAGAGACGGCGGGGACGGCATTGACTATCGCCGTCACGAATGGCACGGCTGCGGCGGCGGGCACTCTGGGCTACTTCGGTGTTGCCGCCAACGGCGTCACAGACGACCTTGACTTCGGAGACGCGGGTCTTTACGCAGACCTCGACGCCGTGCTCGGTTTCAAGACGCTCGCAGGGGGAGGCACTGTCACCTGCACACTCGTTGGGCGTGAAGAACGGTTCTAGTGCATGTCAGGAGGATCCTATGGTAGAGACAGAAATGCGGCACGTCGTCGTGTTGCGGGACTTCTCGTATGTTGAGAGGCAAGCTGAGGAAGAGTTTGCGATAGAGTGCTTCTTGCAGAGCGCACCTGAGACAGTGGAGTACAAGGTGCTCCCACCAGGATTCGTGGAGCGGGGCGACATCGAACAGGCTGATGTCATCATCTCGTTCGGCATTAAGCGATACCCAGATCAAGTCTTCGAGAGCCTGTTAGCCCATCCCCGCCATGTCCATGTCGCTCAGGACTGGTGGGAGCCGGTGCAGCCGCAGAGCAGATGGCGCAACCGTCTTTTGGAGGGCGCTCGTGCCGTCGTCTTCTACAGTCCGCTCCACGCCAAGCGATATCAGAGGCTCTACCAGATCGAGGCAAATACCCATATCGTGCCTATCCCGATGCCAGCTAGTAATGAGATGTGCCGCGATGGATCGGAGCCCGTAGATGCCGCGCTCTGGTGTGCTCCCTGGCACCCCGACAATGGCAGCGACATCCTGATCAGGTGGTCTGCGCGAGAGGAGAAGCTCGTCCACGCTTATGGGCTTGGTGTTCCGATAGGGATGATCACGCCAACAATCGAGGGTTGTGGGGGCATCGCTCTCAGGGACAATGCGGCTGTGGCTGTCTTCCAGCGGTACTCACAATTCGTCTTCTTCCCAAGGACACCTGTGCCATTTGGACTTCCAGCCTTGCTCGCGTATGCGCTCGGACTCGAAGTGTCATACTCTGGCGAGATTGGCTGCCTGAGCTTCGGAGACCCAGACGCGCTCATCGACAAATGCGCTGGCGCGGCGCAAGAGTTCTGGCGCGTAGTCGAGGAGGCGATAGCATGAGTGTGACTCCATTCACGGAAGCCCTCGCTCCGCTCACCGTGCTCCCCGGTGACGCGCTCATGTATGGGCCTGGTATGATGCGCGAGCCTCATTGGAAGTGGAGCATCAAGCCATCGTCCTCATATATCCTCAAAGTCGAGGATGCGTCCGATGGGGCGCCGCAGTCGATCTTACGTATCTTCATTCGGTTGTTGAAGAGCGATACGAGGACGTTTCGCGCTGTAGGCATTGGTGGCGTCTGGACGAGGCCCGAGTCTCGTGGGAGAGGCCATGCGACAGCGCTTCTCAAAGCGACGGTGGGCAAGTTGCGGGAGGAGCAGCCAAGCGCTGATCTCGTGATTCTTCATGCGTCACCACGCAGTCTCTATAACCGATTCGGGTTCATGCAGATCGCCGATGATCTACTTGCGAACGCCTTACATGGAGACATACACATCGCTCCCGGAAACTGGCGCGTCGAGCCGGAGGAGCACTTCTGATGATTCCTCTCTTCAAAGTGATGATGGCTCCGGGCGTGGAGGATCGCGTTGTGGAGACGCTCCACTCAGGCTACATCGGGGAGGGGCCGAGGGTCGCCGAGTTCGAAAAAGCACTAGAGCCGGTTTTGGGCGCTCAGGTGCTCTGCACAAACTCTTGCACGTCGGCACTCGATCTCGCCTATCACCTGATCGGATTTGGGCATGGCGATGAAGTAATCTGCACGCCGATGACATGCCTCGCTACGACAATGCCCTTGGCTCTCAGGGGCTGTAAGATCGTCTGGGCTGACGTGGACGAGCTGACGGGCAACATCTGTCTCAATGATGTCCTCGCCAAGATCACGCCTGAGACGAAAGCTATTATCTGCGTGGACTGGGCTGGGCGTCCTTGTGATTATCCTCTTCTGCGCTCGCAGATGCCTCGTCATATCCCGATAGTCGAAGATGCCGCCCATGCGTTTGGAGCGTCGCTTGCCGACTTGCCGTTGGGACTCATAGGGGGGGACTACATCGCGTGGTCGTTCCAGGCGATCAAGCACTTGACGACTGGCGACGGAGGAGCGCTCAAAACTCTCCCACGCGAGCATGAGCGTGCGAGGCTTTTAAGGTGGTACGGGCTCGACCGGCGCGACTCGACAGCCATGCGATGCTTACAGCAGGCGCCTGAGCCTGGGTTCAAGTACCAGATGAACGACATCGCCGCGTCCATCGGGCTGGCTAACCTCCCCGAAGCAGTCGCATCGGTCAAGATACGGCGGTGGAACGCTCGGTACTACGATGCGTTCTTGCCACGAGAATTCACGGCAGCATACGATCCAGGCGCTTCGTACTGGCTCTATACGATCTTAGTGCCTGAACGAGATGCGTTTATCTCATACATGGAGCGAGAGGGCGTCCAGGTAAGCATGGTTCACTCTCGAAACGATTTACAAGACATCTATCGGGAATGGCGCGTGTCGTTACCAGGTCTCGATAGGTTCTCAGAGCGACAGGTTTCCATCCCTGTTGGCCCGTGGCTTGGCGTAGCTGACTTGGAACATGTCGTATCGCTCATCCGAGCATGGGCGAGTGATCATGGCATCACAGTTGAGCGACACGAGAGCGTCCATGCTTAGTGACCTGATCTCCGTCATCATGAGCACGGTAGACCCGCTTCAAGAGAGAACCCAGCGGGCGCTTAGGCACCTCACACAGAGCACGGTGCCATACGAGATTATCCTCCTTAGCCGCAACTACCAATGGAAATCAGGGCCAGTCGCTAACCAGGGTATTTCTGCTGCTGTAGGAGGCTACGTCGCGTTCTGTTGTGATGACTGCTTCGTAGACCCTGATGCGCTCGAACACCTCAAACGAGCGCTCAAGGATCAGTCGGTCGGTGTCGCCGGAGCACTCTTGCGATACCCCGATGAGCAGACCGTCCAGCACGCGGGCGCAGTTGTAAGAGTGGTTCCAGTGATGGGAGTTCTGGGCAGACAAGTTAGCATTGGCGCTGCTCACATCGCACATCATGAGCCCCTGCGGGAGTTCATCTCACAAGACGTAGACTGCGTGACAGGCGCTCTCATGATGACGCGGCGCGATGTGCTGGATCGCATTGGCTGGTATGACTCTGACTGCGAGCTTGCATGGGGAGACGTGGATTTCTGCCTACGAGCGTGGCAGGGGGGCTTCCGCGTCAGGTTCGTCGCTGAAGCGAAGGCGATCCACATCGAGAGCGCGACGCGAGGCAAGCGAATGGGGAGTGGCGAGTGGTTCCTCAAGAAGTGGAGTGAGCATCTTCAGAAGTCATCGCTGGCTAGACCAGCGGCAGTAGCAGGAGGATGATCCTATGGCTAAGAAGAAAGGTCTACGTATCCTGTGGAAGTCAAACGCCCCCCACGTTGGCTCCGGCTATGGCGTGCAGGCGAATAGCCTGCTCCCCCGTCTGGCGCAGCACCCGAATGTCGAAGAGATCGGCATCTTCGGCTATTACGGTATCGCAGGAGGTATCTGCGTACTGCCGGTCGGCGAGAACATCCCTGGTGTCCAGAGCAGGATGATGGCGCACTATCCAGTCAGCGGGTCTGACGGCTGGGGGAACGATGTCGTGTGGGAGCACGCCAGGCACTTCGATGCAGACGTGATTATCACACTCATGGACGTATGGGTGCTCAAGCAAGACTACGGACACGGAGGCTTCTTATGGGTGCCCTACGCGCCAATCGACCACGAGACGATCCCTCCACAGGTGCTCGATAGGCTGCGGCAGACGTATCACCCGGTCGCGTACAGCAAGCACGCCGCTGGGCTTTTTGCCGAAGCGGGTCTCGACTATCACTATATCCCGCATGGGGTCGAGACGAGTATCTTCAAGCCTTATGACAGGGGTGGAAAGATTCAGGCGAAGAAGTGGCTTGAGTTTGAGCCTGATGTCTTCTTGGTCGGCACGGTTGCGAGGAACGCGGGCTGGCCGTCTCGAAAAGGCTACCCGGAGCTGTTCGAGGCATTCGCCGTCTTCCATGACAAACATCCTGAAGCTCGTCTCGTCGCGCACACGGAGATGATCGACACACGCTACAGCGGGATGAACCTTTCAGCGCTCGCAAAGCTGTATGGCATCGACGACTTCGTGCGCTTCTCGCGCCCATATGTCAACCTCACTGGGTTCTCGCCCCGCGAGATGTGCAGGTTCTACAACGCGATGGACGTATTCTGCTTGCCCAGCATGGGAGAGGGGTTTGGCATCCCTCTCATCGAGGCGCAAGCATGTGCCGTGCCGGTGATTACGACAGACTGGACAGCGTGCGCTGAGCTGTGTGGCTCCGGCTGGCTGGTGCGCGTGGGCAAGAAGATCCCTACGCTGCTTCAGGCGTTCCAAGCCTATGCCGATGTCGATGCGCTCATCTTTGCGATGGAGGATGCATACCGCACTCTACACAACGCGGATTTGCGCGAGTCGAAGCAGCAGCGGGCGCGAGAGTTCGCTATGCAGTACGACTGGGAGCACCTCGTCAAAGACATGTGGTACCCATTCATCGACTGGCTGTGGGAGCGTGTGCAAGTCAAGACGCTACGGCGTCCTGCTAAGCTGACGCTTCTTCCGCCTGAGCCCATACAAGCCCTGACGGAAGTAGGAGTGCGAACGTAGATGGCTCCCTACTCGGCATACGAAGTACAAGCGGGCACCTCTGTGATCAAGTCAGTCGAAGCACACTGCCGCCACCTGACTGTTGGAGGCACATTCTCGGCCACTGGCACGCCGCCACTGGGTCGTGTCGAGCAGTGGATCGACGAAGCCTACTACGGCCTCCAGATGGAGCTTACGAAAGAAGGCTATAGCGTCACCGTCCCCGCATCGGCGACTGCGGCGCTCTCATTCTTGGAGCGGCTGAATGTCTATGGCGCAGTGATGCAGATCGAGATGGCTCATCCGGTCACGGGGCGTGGAGAGCCGAATGAGCGTTATGAGGCATATCGTGATCTGTACGACAAGGGCGTTACGATGCTTGCGTCGGATGCGTTGTCCGTCTTGGGCGTCACCAGGTCTGTCGATCTCTCCGAGTATGTGGGGGTCGGCGGGGTCAGCAGAGCCAGGAAACTTACGGTCTACGACGATTCAGACGCCGTGCAGTCGAGGTTCAAGCGCGGCTTCGGTAGAGATCCTAGAATCGGTAGGATCATCGACGACTCCGGGACGGTGTTGCCATGAGCTATGAGACAGTCGAGACTGGCCTCGCCACGCAGATCAAAGCACTCTCGGCGTTCGACGATGATCAAGTCTCTCAAGGCAACTTTCTCATCCTCGGCTACGGGCATCCCCATGCCGCAGTCATCGAGTATAACGGCTTCAGAGCGGTGCGAGACTCGTCAGATGTCGATACGCTCTTCGTCTGGACAGCCAGAATTAACCTCTACGCTCGTTATACGGACGATGATGGAGCGAACAACGCGCTCAGGGATAGGCGAGACGAGATCGTCACTCGCATCTTGCAAAACCCGACGTTGGGCGCCACAGCTCTTGACTCGATGCCTGTACGTGGTGAGCGAGAAGACGAAGAAGTCAGGATAGGCAATGTCGTCTTCCTGCACGAGTGGATAGATGTCGAGATCGAAGAGCGGGTGAACGCATGAACCGCATCGAGATCGGTGGCAACACGACGCCGCGAGAAGGTTACATCCAGGTGGATGTCATGCATCGCCCGGATGTGCTCGCCGACATTCGAGCGCTTCCATTCAGGGGTCTCGACGAAGTGTACGCCTCGCACGTGCTTGAGCACCTGCCGAACAGCGACGTGGTGCCCGCTCTGAAAGAGATGCGACGCGCTCTAAAGCCGGAAGGCTGTCTCGAAGTCTGGGTGCCGGACTTGCTTTGGACGTGCCGGAAATTCGCAACGGCTCGCTCACAAGAGGAGCGTTGGGGCATCGTTCTCTATACGCTCTACGGCAGTCAGGAGGATGAAGGCCAGTATCATAAGACCGGCTTCACACCCTGGCGCCTCATCCAGTGTATGACGATGGCTGGGTTCAGGCAAATCTCGGCTCGTAGAGAGCGGCGTAGCAATAGAGCGCACGATCTCGGCTGGCGAGCGGGCCTGAGCAAAGCAAATATCCGATATAGCCCAATGGAGATCGTGGCTGTAGGCATTAACTAGGAGAAATTGTGAAAATCCTTGCTGTCTCTCCCATTCCTGAATACGCCACACGCGATGTCTGGCGAGGTCAATGTGCGGGGTTTGAGCAGCTTGGCTGCGAAGTCACGAGGATGGAGTACGGCAAGGTCTGGCAAGCGTTTGCCGACTTCTCGGAGATGATGGTCTGCACGGGGCGTTCGCGGTTTGGCTCCGTTGATGTGAACCTCATGGCGGGAGACAGAATCGTCATGGCGGCACTCGTGTTGGAGGTCGATCTTGTCTGGCTCGTCGCGCCTATGCATGTGTCACCTACGACGCTGAAGGTCTTGCAGTCGCTCCGCAAGCTGGGCATCAAGACGGCGATCTACTTCACAGAATGCCCATACGACGATGACTCCTGGCAACTGAAGTTCGCTGAGCTGTGCGACTACGCCTTCATCTGCGATAACATCTCGCTCCCAGCGTTCTTGGAGAAGAACTCCCATAGCTTCTACGTCGGCCACGCCTACGACCCCGCGCTCCACTACCCTCCTGCGAATGGCATGAAGCCGGACATCGACGTGTCGCTTGTTATGACCCTGTTCCCGAGCCGCGTCAAGTTTTTGGAGCAGGTCAACTGGGATGGCATCGACATGCATCTCTATGGCATCACGCCGTTAGGGAACATGTCACCGCTGCGGAAGTTCGTCCGAGGTGGCGTATTGCTGAACGACGCGACGACGAGGCTCTACCATCGTTCGAGGATAGGAGTGCAATTCCATCGAAACGACTCTATCACAGGTGAGAGGCTGATGCGAGCGATCCAGCGAGGCGAGCGCGGCATTCTTGGCGCTGTGCCGAACGAGAATCTCGAAGCGTACAGTATCGCGCCCCGCTGCTATGAGCTTGCAGCGTGCGGAACATTTCAGGTATGTGATGAAGGGAGGGCAGAACTGCGAGAGGTTTTTGGTGACTCCGTGCCGACGTACAGGACGCCGGACGAGTTAGGTCTGCTGCTACGGAGACATTTGGATGATCCTGTGCGTCGAGAGGAGCTGGCGCAGGCGCAACACGAAGCCGTGAAGCCTTACACCTTCGAAGCTCGGATGCGTCAGGCGCTCGAAGCTCTGTAACGGAGGAGGACGTAGCACATGGCAGGGCCAATTAAGTGGAGGAACGCATATCTCTACTGGAATAGCGCATTCGTCACTGAAGGCACCGCGATCTCGGTCAGCTTCGATAGGGAGTGGATCGAGGATACGGCTTACGGCGACACAAACAGGACATACCAGCCTGGATTCGGCGACTTCGAGATGACCGTCCGGAGGCACTACGACCAGGCCGGGTTCAGGGGCATGGAGTCGGACGCCATCGCCAACAGCCCAACACCCCGATCGTTCTACATGTACCCAGATCGGGGCGTGACGACGGACTACTGGTATGGCTCCGGGTATGTCTCTCTCGACGATCATGGAGGCGACATGGGCGGACTCTGGGACGAGTCGTACACGATCCGACCAGCGACACAGGTGTTCCATCAGGTTTAAGCAGCTCTAGTGTCCTAGTAGAAGGAGGATCCTAATGGCACTCAGACGAGAGCGCAAGACCAAGAGACTTTGGTTCGGTGAGGACTGGATCGATGTCCGAACTGAACGCATGTATCGGGATACGGTCGAAGCGCAACGAGCCGCAGCAGCTAAGGTCTCCGCAAGCAGGGGCAAAGATCGAGCTGCTGCGGCTCAGGTGGACTTCGACATCAGCGCATTCAACCTGTCGCTCCTGACGCGCATGATCGTCGCTTGGTCTGAAGACATGCCGATCAACGAGGAGACGGTGCAGGAGATGCCTGATAAGACTATTCAGCAGGTCCTGTCGGTCATCCTTGGAACGGAGCCGGAGGAGCAGAAGGCCCCTTTAGAGAACAGCTCTACCTCAGCATCGGCGTCGCCAGACGAAAGTTCGTCGTCGGAGGAGAAAGCGCTTACTGGCCCAGCCAGATGATCTATCTGCTCTTGATGGAGCGATGGAAGCTCTCGTTTCAAGAGCTATGTGCGACGCCACAGTGGGTCATCGAGGATATGCTGCTTGTCATGGAAGCAGAACATCTGGTTGAAGAAGAACCTGATGTGAAGAGGCGATAGAGTCGTGCCTGAACGAATCGAACTTGGGTTCCGCATCCGCGACGAGGGCTCCGGGCAGATAAAGAAGCTCTCGCAGGAGCTAAAGAACCTCAATGCCTCGATCAATGCGGGCACGAGGAGTACTGCCGCCTCCGCCGCCACGCTGAAGCAAGCCAAAGAGATGGCGGCGAAGTTTGGCCTTGTACTAGTCAAAGATACGGCTCCTGCTGTAAAAGCGACAGCAGCGCAACTTGATGCTCTCACGCGCTCGGCTGCGGCCATGGATCACAGTGTCAGGCAGGCGAGCGGCGCATTCGGCTTGTCACGAGCGGGCGCGGATGCATTCACCAGAGCAGCGACGCGAACGACCGCCGCGCTTGGCTTCATCAGCCCGACCGCCGCCACCGCCGCCGCGCAACTTGACGGCCTGTTCCAGCTTAGTGCGACGGGGACGCTCATTCTGGCGGGGGCGTCTGTAGGCGCGATTGCACTCGCCACCGGACTCTATAAATCCACTCAGGCTGCTATTGCATTCGAGTCGAGCTTCGTAGGCATCAGGAAGACGGTCGAGGCAACTGATGAAGAGTTCGCAGAGCTAGGGCGACAGAACCGCGCACTCGCCATCTCTCTGGGCACGAACGTCAATACGATCAACAATGTCGGACGGGCTGCGGGGTCTTTGGGCATTGCTGTAAAGGACATCGTGCAGTTCGAGCGGATCATTATTGAGCTGGCGAGCGCGTCTGAGGACCTCTCAGCGGATGAGGCGGCCGCCTCCTTCGGCAGGCTGGCTTACACTCTCAGCCTCTCCGTCGATGATATCGACCGTCTGACCAACGAGGTGGTTGATCTCGGAAACAAGTTCACTGCGACAGAGGGACAGATCACTGAGCTGCTTAATCGCATCTCGGGCGCAGGCGCCGTCCTAAAAATCTCCGGCGCTGATCTTGTCGGAATTGCGGCGGCAATGTCGTCTGTGTCGAAGGATGCGGAGGCGTCGGGCTCGGCAATCCAACGAGTGCTCTTGGCGATGCAAGGAGCAGCAGTCAAAGGCGGTGACGAACTCAAGGTCTTCTCCGGTCTACTAGGCCTGACTGGTGAGCAGTTCCGCGAGCTTGTGCGGACGGATCCCACAGAAGTCTTCACGCGCTTTGTTGAACAGCTCGCAGCTTCCGGCGAAGAGGCGCAACTCTGGCTTGAGGCCTTAGAGTTAAGCGATGTACGGCTCACCCGAGAGTTCCTCAGATTGGCTGCGGCAGGTGGACTGCTTCGAGATGTCATTGATGAAGGACGTACTGCCGTTCAGGAGAGTTCGGCGCGTCACGAAGAGTTCCAGAAACAATTAAATACGACGGCGGGACAACTTAATGTCGCCAAGGCAGCAATCGGCGACTTAGCGATTGAAGTTGGAACCGTCCTGTTACCCTATATTACCCTCACAGCCCAGATAGTGGCTGACTTCGCTGCCGCGCTACGCGAGTTGGGGGATGCTGCCGGATACGCGACCGATAAATTAAACCTTCTGTCGGTAAGTTTACCAGGTCCCCTCCCCGACATCTCGGTAGGGAAGATGGTTGGGGAGACAGCTAGACAAATCCTTGACCCAACTCCTGGGCCCCTTAAGGCGATTAGACAGCTTTACGGACATATAGACACCCTCCAAGGTCTCTTCCGAGATCAGGAGGAAGCGACTAGAGACGCTGACATCGCCACCACGAACTTTGTTGGTGCAATGAGTGCGGCAAGTGGAGGTGCTTCCACTCTCGGTAGCAACCTCGGCGGACTTGCGCCAGATATCAGCGCGATTGGAACTGCTGCTGAGGACGCTCGCAAGAAGCTTTTTGCAATGTTCAGCGAGCCGACGGTAGAAGAAGAGAAGGCGAGACTCACGCTGCTTGGCTTGCAGCAGGAGCTGAATAACCTTCGGACGCTGCCGCGCCCGTGGACACAGGCTGAGAAAGATCGCGTCGATGTCTTGCAGAATAACCTCATCCCAGCGCAGCAGGCGTATATTGAGAAGGAACGCTTAATAGGAGAGGTAGCTAAGACGACGGCGAACTTGCAGTTAGGAGGACTGAAAACTCAACAGGAATTAACCGATGCGATAGAAGCGGGAACACGAGCCTATGGAGACTTGGCTTCTGACGCGACGGCGGCAGGTGCGGCAGAACGCGCTGCCGCAGACGCAGCATGGATGGAGCTTAAAACCCTAGTTTCGCGGGCAAGTCCGCTGGTGCAAGCTGGGTTCGGGATGATCGTGCGCGTACTCGGGGAAGATGAAGCAAGGGTGGCTCTCCGAGACCTGCTTGCATGGGGAGGCAAGCTGACAGCAGAAGACTTCGTGATGAATGTTCGCGTAGATGGTGTCGAGTACGCGATTCGACAAGTCTTCGTTTTGGCGTCAGCGGGGGATACTGTTGCAGCAAGCATGGCGCGGGCAGCGATCTCATTCGGGCTCCTGACTGAGCAGAATCCGTACATGATCCTGGAAGCTGTCGAGGCGATCAAGGGGCTATCGGCTCCTAAGCCCGGAGAGCCCCCCTTTGGAGGCAACTACGGTGCCCAAGCCGCCCAAGCCGCCCGAGCTGTTAGGACGTTGGCTGAAGAGCTTGCCGATCTTGAAGTCATGTTGGGCGCGAGGGGGCTTTCAGGTGACGCTGCTGTGTTCCGGGCGGCGCTCATCTCCCTCAAAGCGGCGTTCAAGACTTCGGAAGAGACGGTCATCGCATACTTGCACAGACTCGCCGCCGCGACGCTCGACTTCGCACGCCAGCGTCTTGGTCAGGTGTTAGGAGCGCCTACGAGAGAGACGCTTGCGATGGAGTTCAGGCTCGCGCAGCTACAGCGTCAGCGCTCGCTCATGCTCAGGGGAGGCGCTACGGAAGAAGAGCTGGCAGATGTCCTTGAGCCTCTCGACCGCCAAATTGAAGCCATCGAGCGAGAGCTAGACCTCCGCAAGACTGAGATCGAGATCATGCGTATCCGAGGCCAGCTTGCGGACGAGGCGATTCTCACTGACCGTGAGATGATCCAGCAAGCGACGATGCTTATTGGGCTCATCTCAGACGAGT